TTTAAAAGGTGTATTGTATTTCTTTTCTGTTCCACTTACTCCCTTGTCTTGGTACATTCCATATTCATCCATTATAAAGCTAAGAGAGAAACTATTGGGCATTACCTTTAAATCATATCCAATAGAATTATAAAGGCTCTTAGAAACGTTCTTTTTGCCTTTAGATAGGTTGCTTCGTGATTGTTGAACCACATATTTAGCAAACTTGTTTAAACTCCCTTGAACTTCTTTTAACATATTGTCATATCATTAGTAACAAGAACGTCCATTGTTAAAGTCCAACCCGCTAACTTGTTTTCAAATCTATCTACAAAAGGTTCTATTGTTGGGCTACCATCAAGCTGGTAAAGTTCTGAATACAAATCACCACGTCTTAGTAATTCAAGCAGTCTATTGATTACCGCCATTTGTGTATTAAGAACATCTTGTTCGTTGTCGTTACCTAAGAACTTGTCTGTTACATCTGCCTTGCTTTCGTCTACTATATCCATACATAATAGGCTTATATTAAAAGACCAAGTGCTACCGTTTAAAGTAGCGCTGTTTACAATGAAGTGAGACAAAGGAAATATGTCCTGTTTGTTGAGGTCTATTTCAAATATGTCACCATATGTAACAGTATTAACAAAAGCATCTAATGCTAATGTTTCTTTAATCTTAGTTGTTAGGTTGTAAAATCCTTGCATTTACTTAAATTTATTTCTTACTAATCTGCTTTCAAATTCTGCTTTCTCCTTTTCAAATGCTAAATACATTAAACAAGTATGGAGGGGTAATCCTGCAATCTCTTTAAATCTTCTGACGTCGCCTTGAGCGAGTGTATGTATTTCTTGATAGCTTCCCCATTTTCTGCCGAAATTGCTCCTGTCATCTGTTCTTTCTTCACCTGCTTCGCCAAATAATTCGGGATAGCTTTCAGCAAGTCGTTGGTTAAATTGTAAAAAAAAACCATTGAACCCATTACAACTCCAAGTGGCATATTTTTCATTACTTCACTATACTTGTGTGAACCTTCGTATTCTTCTATTAAGTATTTCTTTGCTAACTTATTTATGATTGGTCTATACAAAACAGCCATTGCTTTATGCATACTTTGCCAATCGTTTATGTAAGCTGTAACGTCTTTATTTTCCCCGTAGGTAATCTCATCAAGGTTAGGTATAAATCCGAACTCCTGCCCTCTTAAATCAAATCTATTTTGGAAATCTGGTTCGTTATTAAATAGGCTTGTGATATGATTTGCATAAGTGTCCACATCCGCAGCTTTAATCTTTACCAATCCTTGTATATTGATGTTTAGAAAAACCTTTAGAATGTCTTCTTCTGTTGGTTCTTCTATTCTTAGGAACTCTTGGTATTGCCCAAGCGTAATGTCATTTAAGTTTTCTGGAATGTTCACTTCTAACTTCATACCTTAAAAACAAAAAAAGAGGCTACTTGTATAAAGTAACCCCTTTCTGAACATAAACACTAACTAACTAATTCAACTTGTCGTAATACATTTGGTATAATTCATTTATCTTTTCCGCTAACTTGTTGTCTTGCTTGTATTCTATTTCCCCTGTTTTCTTTTTGCCTTTGTAGTTTATTTCTATTTTGCACAATGGCTTTTGCTTGCCTTCTGAAAACTTTATAGGCACAGGATAAATAATAATATCATTTGCTATACACCAGCTTTTGCTATTCATCTTCTAAAATATTTGATATGTAACCAAATAAAATAGTTCCCATTGTTGTAGGTATCATTAAGAAACCCATTGTTTCATTTCCACTTTCAAAAAAGTTTACTGCTATAAATGAAAGTAAGAAAGCTATAATTAAAGTGTATTTGTAATCTTTCATAATGTTTAATTTAAGCGAATTTAGGAGGGCTGTTTTTACGCCTTGTCATATGGCAACCCTCCCCTAATTCTTTTTTATTTATTTTAATTCACATATAGTTTTTGCTTCTGATAATGTAGAGGCGTAGTCTACAATTTCTGAGAATCCGTCATATACTCTTAAGATACTCCATCTCGTAGTTGAACCTCCGTTTTTGATAATTCTAAATACTTTAACACCGTTGTTTAAAGCTTCGTATCCGTTATTTGTTTTTTTAAATTGCATATCTGTTTGTTTTTGTTAAGACAAATATACAACCCTTTTTTAGATATAAACAAGTTATATACAATTTTAACAAAACTTTAACATTTCTTTAACAGTTTACCAAATGTGGTATTCCCCTTTATTAGGGTCTTCTAATTGTGAAGTAAGTGCGTAACGCATTGCATCTATTGCGTGATTGTAAGCGTCAATAGGTTTGTTCATCTTATTACCTTCTTTGTCTGTTAGCCAAATGTAATTCCTTAATTCATTAATAAGGTTCTTACTGCGGCTGGTTACATAGACTTCATTTTGGTTGATGAGGTTAATACCATAAACTATTGAATCCCTACCTTTTGACACAGGCAGTATCTGGTGACCATAAGATTGCAATTCTGCGATACTTTTTGGTTCTGCACTATCTGCATAAATAATAGTCTTTATGTCGTGGCTATTTAATAGGTTGCTTATTTCACTATTCAATAAACCCTTTTGGTAAAACACCTCATCAAATACATAAGCATTGTTATACTTGTATAATAAAATTAAAGATGACGGGTCATTTGAATAGCCCCAATCCAATCCTGCGCACAATAGTCTGGCTTCTGTTGGCAATTGTATTTCCTTCCAATCTGTAATACAAACACCTTCAAGGCTACCTACTTGTCCAAGCCCATATACCTTCCACCAATTCTCCCAATAGGTTGAGGTCTTTGCTTTTTCTTTAGCCTTTTCTATTTCCTTTACAATGCTTTCTGGTAATGCTTCATTGTCTTTATAAGTTAGCACTTCAAGTTCTGCATCTTCATCTACCAGCACTTGTTTATGCGCCCAGAACTCATTGGTTGGGTTGTAGTCAATCCAAATGTCACCACTTGTTCTTATTGCTAATTGGTTGTAAGCATCAAATGGAATGTTGTTTGCTTCGTTCACATATAGTACATTTCTTCTTGCACCCCTTAATTTGTCTGGTTGGTCTACACTAAAGAACTCTATATAACTACCATTACCAAATGTGTATTTTAAAGTGGACTTATTAAACTGACTATCCCTGTATCTATTCAGCATAATCATAATCTTTAAGAAGTCTTTTAAAGCACCCCTTCTTAAATGTGGTATTGATTCAGAAACTACACTAATTTCAAGGTTAGGTTCTTTAATTGCTTGGTCAATAAGCAAAGGTAATATACCAAATGTTTTACCCGCTGACGTTCCCCCTTGTACAATCCTTTTACGAGCCTTTAGACGGCTCATCTTTTTAATTGCGGTAGTTAGTATAAATTCGTTCATTTAGTTTATTAGATGTCTCCTAAATTGAAAATAGGCTGTTCTGAATTAACAGTAACGTCCCTTGTTTCTTTTGGTTTACCCGCATAGTAATTAAAGTACAGTTGCACAAATTTAAAGTCTCCATTTGCTACACCTTCTTCAAGTGCTTTGTATGCTTTGTCTGCCATAGGTGTCAGCTTTTCAATCATTGCTACTTCTTCAGCTTTGCTTGGTCTGCCTCCTTTATTTCCTATTGTGCCTTTATTATTTTTTCTGTTATCCATAATCAGTTTAAATTAGTTTACTAATCTAAAAACATTTATTTCAAACCATTGTTAATACGCATAATAAATCTGCCTGCCCTGTCGTGAAGTGTGATGTCTCCTTCTTCAGTTACTAAGTAAGGATTTATATGTTGGTTAATTAGTGATTTAATCACAGCAGGAGGCAAGTTATATTTGCCCCCATTGCCTCCGTGTCTTACATAGTATTGGTAGCATCTTTCTAATTCGTCTCTGGTCAAAACAATTCTGTTTGATTAATGTCTTGCTTTCTTACTATTCCTAATACTGTTTCTAATATAGTTTTACCAGCCTCATAGTCTACAAGGTTTCTTGCTATTTTATTTATAGGTTGATTTCCTTTGTATTTATAAAAATCATAATCGTGAAATTCACATAACTTTTTTACCTCTTGTGTTCCTGTACTTATCCTTGCCTCTCTATTAGTTAAAACATTAGGCAAATTAAAGTTAGTCCAATATAAATGTCTATGCCTTTTTTGTGCTGGTATAAGTGGGTCGTAGTATGGTATTACATTTTCTACTACAAACTTTCCAGAATACAAATGCTTTAAAAATATTATCTCCTCATATAGTTTCATATCAGGATATTTCATTGGAATTTTATTTTTATTACTTTGAACCAATCTGCTATGAGTTGGACAAGGTGGAGATGTCCATATAAAATCAAAATCTTTATAGTGGTCTAATAAGTATTGATGAGCATCTGCTACTATTACTTTGTCATTAGGGAATCTTTCTTGGTAGAGTCTTGCTAACTCCTCATCCCATTCTACTGCGGTAACTTCCACGTCTGTTACCTCATCCCACTTGTATCTGTTGCCTCCTAAGCAGGCATATAAATTTAGTATTTTCATTATCTTATTGCTTTAGTCATCTTTACTATTGCTTCTATCTTTACATAAACGTTTTCTAACTCTTGGTCTGTTAGTCCTTCTAATAGTTCTTCAATTTTACTTATGTCTCTTTGTGTGTAGTCTTTTAATAGTTGGTTGTATTTTTGTTTTGTTTCTATTAACTCTAATCTTAGTTGTTCGTTTAGTTTTACAACTTGTGTGTATGTTGTTCTGTCTTCTTCTAATGGGTATTCTTTAAATGTGTCGTATATCTTTTTTAGTTTTGGTCTTTTTATTACTTCTTCAAAGTTCTTTAAGTTGTGTATAACAGCGCAATGGTCTTTGTTTACCGCTGAAGCTATTTCTGACAATGAGTAGTTTGTAAGTTCAGTAGCTAACTTGTAATAAATTATTCTTGCAAATACGTATTCGTTTGTCTTTTTCTTTTTTCTTATGTCTATGTTTAGTTCTGTATTTATGAACCTAATAATTTGGTCTGTCATTTTCTAAGTATCTATATAAGTTAAATAATTTATTAAACCTTGCGAACTCTATTCCTAATTTAATACCAGCACAGGCTAAGTATTCTTCTTTTTGCTCATAGGCTTTTAGATGTGATTCTAATGTTTCTAATGAAGGGTCGTCTGTTATTACAGCTTCAACTGCAAAAAAGTAATACAGTTCTTTTTCGTTCCATTCTTCCATTAAAACATTGTTAGTTGTGCTTGGTGT